ACCGTTCATAAATAAAAGTCGCATCATTTTATCGCGAGTCCAAGAACCATCATATAAACAATCATCCAGAATTACAAAGGCTCTTGGATCAATTGTACTGCGCTTAAATGCTTCCATCTCTTTTTTTATTTGTTTTAATACTGACTTTTGACGTTTTAATATATTTTCTATAATTGCTGTATTATATTCATTATGAATAAATAATTTTGGTACTAATTTGCCGTAAAACCCATTTCCTTCTTCAGTGCCAGCAATTACAACTCCGATTGGAATATCCTGATGATAATAGAGCAGGTCTTTTACAAGAAATGTTTTTCCAGTATTTCGTTTACCGATTAAAACGCACACAGGACCATTAGATTCGTTAGGCTTAAAGCTAATGGTTTTCATATCAAATTTTCTGAGTTCCAGACTCATTTTATTTTAATATATATAATCTTTTTATAAATTATATATATACGCATATTCCTTCGACTAAAGTCTATGGGATATAATCAGAAAACTTCGACTTCCGCAGCGCTTAAAACGCCTATATTTTCATCCAAACTCCTTCGACAGTCGTCTCCGGAGTTCCCTCGCTCCCCCGGCGCCTTCGGCTACGGGTCGCTCCAAATTTTATATATTTTGGTCATAATATAATTGAATGACTTCAACTAATTTATTCGTTTTATTTTCGGTATTTATCCAATATTCTATTTGGGTTTTTAACATAGTTAAACGTTCCACCCATTCTTTATTATTTCCGATTTTAATCATTCCTGTTTTTTTTGTAATACTCCAGCACGAATTTATTTTATCCCCTTGTTGATTTATATAGTCATCAGGATTAAAACGAATAAATATAATAGGTCTATGTCCTAAATCTTGCGATAATATCATTAGTCGTTTGTTATCACAAGAATCGCCGTATTTTTTATGCTGATTTTCATCAATTTCTACTATTATTATTTGATATCCTAAATCCAATAATAAATCTGGTCTTTTCTTTGAACAACCATTTTGAACAATCTTATCTTTTATCCAAGTACAGTCTGGAATTTCATTGGTAATATACTCCACAACCGAAAATTCTTTGGTTTTATAGTTTTTAGATATAGGTTTATCTGGAAAAGTGTAAATAAAACATCTGAAACAATATCCTTCATATTTTTCTTGAACACGTGTATTACACAAACTTGTTTTACATTTTAGATGTTTAACATCGGTCATATCATCTGTTTTACATTTTGAACAATATTGTGCTATTAACCCTTCATAATTATATGTAGGTTGTGCCTTTCCACAATTACATAAATGATGTTTAACATTTATCATTCCATCTAACTTACACATGGAACAATATTCTGGTTGTAATCCATTATAATTAAAATTTGGTTGACTTTTTCCACAATTACATTTTTTATGTATAACATCAATCATTCCATCTAACTTACAGATGGAACAAAATACGGGATTAAGCCCATCAAAATTAAATCCAGCTTTTGATTTTCCACATTCACATCTTAAATTTCTAACATCAACCATATCAGGTAATTTACAATCAAAACAATATTTTCCAACTAACCCGAAATAATTAAAACAAGGACTTGTCAATTTACCACAAAAACATCGTTTATCTGATACATTTACCATTTCATCCGTTTTACATGAATTACAATATTCCGCTTTTAACCCGATTAAATTAAATGTCGGTCTTACACCACATTTACATAATTTCCTATTAGGCTCTATCATACCATCACTTTTACATTCTTTACAAAATTTAGCTGGTAACCCTTCAAAGTTCCATCTAGGTTGAATCTTTCCACAAAAACATTTTAAATTTCTTACATCAACCATCCCATTTTCTTTATGAGTTACACAAAACACAGCACGTAAGTTTTTATAATTAAATGATGCCAATTTTCCACAATCACCATTTTTACAAATAGTCATATAATATATTACTAAAGATTATAATTTTAAGCTATTATACGAATAATATATTAAACTAAATTACTTTCTAACAATTCCTTTCTTTTTAAATACGCCTTTCTATTTTTTTCCTTTATCTTATCTTTATCTGGTGTATTTTCTTTCATTTTTTTTAGTAATGTTTCTTTATGTGTTTCATAATATTTCTTCGCACGCGACGGCGCCGTATATTTTTTGAGATGCTCTTTGGTCTCACATAATTCGTTCTCCAATACAACATTTCTCTCTTCTAACAATTTTATTTTATGTAAAAGTTCATCAATTGTCGCCGAGTTATTCATACACACTGATAATATATAGCATAATATTTTTAAATGATATTGTAAATATTATTGTAAATATTATTTTTTGTGTAAATTGTATTATTAAGGAGAAACAAGTTTAAAACCAATATAATTTATATATTATTTGACTAATGGAACCGCCGTGTCTTCAAATTAACTACGAAAAGAGGAAGAATGCCGAATTATTAAGAACCTTTCAACTACCTGACCTGACTTTTCTCTCAGATGTCCAAAATTATGTTCCTATTTATAATAGATTCTTCTCATTGAACGTAACAAATTACAACTCAATTAACCTTAATAATACGTGGTTTATTAATGATATTAAGAGTGGGATAGATGATAATAAAAATGTGTATAATTGCTCCATTAAAAATAAAAATACGAATAAAATCAAGGGGAAGGAAATATTTTTCAAAATGGCACCATTATTAGATCCATTTAAATATTTAGTTGGAAAATATGATATCACCGACCCAAAATTATTGAAATTGCCGACCTACGATTTAAACGCGTCAGATATTCATCCAAAATTTATAGAACTAAATAATTCGGCGTATGTTGACGGTTTTTTTTCGTTTTTGTCTAGCTTATTAATACATAAATATAATTTTATACATGGAGTCGATTTTTATGGTTCTTTTTTGGCAATTAAAAATGATTTTAAACTGAATATTATCGACGATTTAGAATATCTTTGTGATTCTGATTTTTTCAACAAAAATAAAAACGTGAATTTTCAAGTGGAAGAATATAGTCATTTATTAGAGAATCAATCTATTTTTGAGAATAGCCCACAAGTCCCTTTAAAAATAGATCATTCATCGAGTAATAAACCCACTTTATCTGCGAAATCTATACACGATGACATATTTGAAGATTTATTCATAGATGAATCCACATTGAATGATGGTCATTTAACATTGAATGATTTGAAGGAGTTTTCAATTGATTTGGTAGATATTACAAATTCAGCTGAATTTTGTAATTATTCTGAAAACGATAAACCTAAAACGGTAACAATATCTACATTTAAATCTGGGTCTACGTGTTCTTCAAGAACATCTCATACTTCAAATGATGAGTGTTCAAATTGTGATGAAGAACAAGGAAAAGAAGGAAAAGAAGGAGACGAAGGCGAAGGCGAAGGAAATAAAGATAAAGACAAAAAAGAATGTGAAGATGTCGATGATAGTACTGGTACTAGTAGTAGTAGTAGCGACGACAGTGACTTTGAAGAAGAGCGTGTTGATGCCACCATTCCAAAATTTCCTGTTCACGTAATTTGTATGGAAAACTGTGAAGATACACTAGACAACTTGATATTAGATGAAGAATTAACACAAGAAGAATGGTTTTCTGCTCTAATGCAAATAATTATGATTTTAATTACATATCAAAAGGTCTTTGCGTTTACGCATAATGATCTGCATACAAACAATGTAATGTATAATGAAACCGATGAAAAATATATTTATTATTGCTTTAAAAAGAAGTTTTATAAGGTTCCTACTTTTGGACGCATATTTAAAATAATCGATTTTGGTCGAGGTATTTACAAATTCGAGGGTAAATTATTTTGTAGCGACAGTTTTCAATCTGGTGAAGACGCAGCAACACAATACAATATCGACCCTTTTTTTAATGAGAAAAAACCACGACTTGAACCCAATTATAGTTTTGACTTATGTAGACTTGCGTGTTCTATATTTGATTACGTTGTAGATGATATCAATGAAATTGGTGATTTGGAAAATTGTGAACCTGTTACAAAACTTATATTTGATTGGTGTTTAGACGATAATGGTGTCAATATTTTGTATAAAAACAATGGTGTTGAGCGTTATCCTGATTTTAAATTGTATAAGATGATTGCGCGATGTGTTCATAATCATATTCCGCAAGCACAATTAGAACGTTCTGAATTTAGTTCATTCTGTATTCCCAAGAATGATGTTCCTAAAAATAAAAAGGTTATTAATATTGACGACATTCCATCATTCACATCTACTACAGAAAAGGTATAGATCGCGTTACTATCAAAAATTATAAATATAATACAAATTTATATTTATAATTCATCCACCCACATATAATTATGACTTTTGGATTTATTATTACAAGACATGTAAATTCGGAAACGACAAATTGTTATTGGAATGAATGTGTGCGATGTATTCGAAAATTGTATCCCAATAATTTAATTGTGATTATTGACGATAATAGTGACCAAACATTTGTTAAGGCTGATTTTGAATATAAGAAGATCGAATATGTAAAATCAGAATATATACAACGTGGTGAATTATTACCATATTATTATTTTTTTAAGAATCACTACTTTGATAATGCTGTTATAATTCACGATAGTGTGTTTATCAAAAAAAAAATAAATTTTGATTATTTACAACAGTTAAATGTAAAAGTAATGCCACTGTGGCATTTTGAAAAAGAAAAAAGAGAAAATTTACATAATTCATTACGAATCGTGAATAACTTGAAAAATAATAATGAAATAATAAACAATTTATCAATAGATGTACAATATGAAAATTTAGGAATGAATACAAAAATATGGCAAGGTTGTTTTGGGGTGCAGAGTTTTATAAATTATAGTTTTCTAACAACACTACAAAATAAATATAATTTATTTAATTTATTAAATGTTGTGTTGTGTCGCGCCGACAGATGTTGTCTAGAACGAATAATGGGTGTGTTATTTTTTATAGAATACCCACAATTATCCAATCAATATTCTATTTTGGGAGACATATACACGTATACGAAATGGGGGTATACATATAAACAACACTGTGAAAATACTCAAAAAAAAATAATAAATCGATTACATGTGATTAAAGTATGGAGTGGTCGTTAGAACAAACTCCTTGGAGCGAGCCGTAGCCGAAGGCGCCGGTGAGCGAGGGAACTCCGGAGACGACAGTCGAAGGAGTTTCGACTAACGTCTACGGAGTTAATCCATGACATCCCTTAAAACCCGGGATTATCTGTAAATACCGCAGGACTTGTTGACATCTCACCACCTTCCTGAATAATAGGTTTTAATTGATCAATCACGAAATTACCAGCAATGACACTAAAATAAACTAATAGAGAATCTCGTATTAATAATTTTAACGGTTTGCTTTCTTTATCCACAAATCTCATTTCTAAAAATTTAACTATTAAATAAACAAAAGAGATAATTCCCGAAATCATAAATATATTCATTTTATGAAATACAAGTGCATATTCTTATTTATATTTTTACGCAAAAATATAAATATTTTTACGCAAAAATATAAATATTTTCATTTTTGGCATATTTTATTTTCTAGACGACCTTCTTTTTCTAGACGACCTTCTTTTTTTGGAAGACCTTCTTTTTTTGGAAGACCTTCTTTTTTTGGAAGACCTTCTTTTACCACCTATTACAATAGGTTCAATATCGTGAAAATAACCTCTTGTTGCTTCCGTAATAACATAATTATTATTTTCTTCATCATCTGCTAACCTTTTACATATAGAACATTTATCGGCTAAACGATTATCATAATGATGTCCTAAATCAATCTCAGTACTACTTGTAGTTTTCGCGTCATCTATTTTCATTTTATCACGTATAGGTGTAGACATATTCTCGTTACTCATATTATTTACGTCATTATCACTTACAATCTCGGTACTACTTGTAGTCATTATATATTATATTATATATTATAATTCCATAATTTCATAATTTTTGATTACGCTAATATTTCGATATCATCTAACAATAAATCAGAAGAAGCTAAATTCAATTCAGGAAATTCAATATTATGAATATCCATACTGTCTAAATTCACGTGTTGATCGTAAATTTTTAGTTTCACATTTTGCGGTTCATCATCATCATTACCTTCACTTTCTTCCAACTTTCTTTGCGCATTTCTCATATTACTAATATCTTCCAAACGTTCGATATTTTTAGGAGCTTCAATAGGCACCTCATTATCATTTGCGTCTCTCGCCATGTCCACATCATTAAATGACAATTTGGAAGAGCTATCATTTTTTACACCACCAGTTATTATAGGAGTTGGAGGTTGTGTTTCACTTATAATTTGACTCGATTTCTGCTGTGCTAAAATTTGTTCTCGGATTTCATCTTCCTTTTTATTCGGATTTTCCACTATTTGCTCTCTAATTTCTTCTACAACATCCTCTTCTACAGTCTCATCCATGTATGCTTGTAAAATGGTTTCAATCGGAATACTATCTCTTACCGTATTTAAAATACATTCTTGAACAATCATTTCTAATTCGCGATGATTCTTTTGAATTTGCAATGGTTGTATATTCACTTCAAATAGATACACATTTTTGTAAATTTTTCTAGCAACATTCACATAAATCTTGTGAATAAAATCATCCAACTTTGGAATATTAATATCTATTTTTTTCTGTTTATTTCCAACACGCATTGCGGTCAACATTTTCAATTGAATAATATGAACACACGTTATTAAATCTTCTAAATATCCACACGAACTTTTTTCAACTATTCGTTTTCGTTCCAATTCAATAATGTTTGCGTTCCATTTGGGAATTCTAGTAATAAAATTTTGAAATGTCATTAGATACTTGTCCATTTCATTGTTTTCGCGACATAGTTTTAAAGCTTCATCAAATATCGAACGTAGACCATCGATAATATGAGGTGTTAAAATGGTTAGCAATCTCGACCCCCATTCATTTTTTGATTCGTGTAGACTTGAAACATTAAAATCATCCATTTTACATGAATGAAATATTTTCTAAACTATAATCTAAACTCATAAACATGAAATTTAAAATGAACATTATTAATAATTTCTCGTTTCTAAACTCTTTGCGTATCTTGTTAAAGGCAAATAACAATTCATATCGTTTTTGTTCAGAATCCTTTTGAAGCGATGGAGTCGGTAGATCATCAATATATCTCTTATATAACTCTGAAAATATACTCTGATTTTCCAATAATTGGATTAAATCTAATCCGCTGTAACCCTTTTCATACATCTTGGAGGAAAATGAAATCAAATCAGTATGTGATATTTTATCTTTCGCCATTTTTAGTAATTCCTTTTTTAACCATTCAGACCGCTGGAGCTTAACATCTTTCAACTTAAACGTTTCTGCAATATTATATTTATATAAATTTATAATCGTTCCATTATGGAGTGGTTCCGGAATATATATCTCACAAAATCTCGATAAAATGGGTTTCAACAATTTATATTTATCCTCTACAATAATAAAAAAACGAGTTGTATGACTAAATAATTCGATACATCTTCTTAGGGCTGACTGTGCATCAATCGTTAATTTGTCAGCATTCAACAAAATAATGCTTTTAAATATATCTCCACCGTTTGAGTTAATATGTGTTTTGGCGAAAAATTTCAATTCATCGCGAATAAATTTAATCCCTTTCCCGTGTGCGCAATTTACATACATTACAAATGTTTTAATGCGTTCTTTATCATTATTATATATGATGTTGATAAATTTATTCACAATGGTCCTTTTACCGCTTCCAGATTGACCGTGAAATATGATATTTGGTATTTTATGTAGATCGTAAAAATATTGCAGTTTATCCATTATCGTCTGGTGTATGACTAATGACATTAATATTAGTATTAGAATTAATATATTAACAAGTCTATTTTTTATATAAAAATAAGCGCAAATAGATTATTTTTGTATTTATGTTGGTTTTTGGTTTTCGATGTTATTATGGTTTTACACACAATCAGTTAAACTATGTGTATATGGATTTTTTTTAAATTGCTCGAGAATATCTCCAGAAATTCTCTGAACCGCAATATTTTGGTCATATGATTGCGGTGCTCTGATCGTTCCATATACTTCCTTACTCATTGGCATCTGAGGCATATTAGTCGGCACCCATTGCCTGGTATTATTACGGTCAGAATCTACACGCGCAACATTCACATTCATTTGTTGATTGTATATTTGCGTATTTCCGTGATTTGTTCTACTGACAACCGATTTTTCCTTCGATTCATTGTTATATTGATTATACGCCGCGGCATAATTCATATCGCCCCACGCGGAAGCCGCACCACCAACACCGCCAATAGAACTACAATTTGTGGTATCGCGCTGATTCGCAATGGATTGTTGGTCACTTACTACATATGCGCCCTCTTTTTGATTTCCTACATAGAAATTGGGAGCATATAAGGTGGTTTCTTTTACGGTGGTTGGAGCAGTATCTTTCGGATTTAACAAATAACTTTGAGGCACAGTGGTTCCACCGTCTCCGTAAATGCGAACATTGGAGCTGAATTCTTCCTTTCGGGTTGGTTTAAATGCGTCCATAATAGGGGCAATCACGGCGCCAATGGCGCGCCCAAATCCACTTCGCATTGTTTCTGGTTGCCTCATCACTGAACGATTATTCACGTAATTCGTATGACTTTTATGTGCGTTATCCAAATCTTCGTGTGTGCCTCGTCCTGACGCAGTAGAATGATTGACACCACACGATTCCAATTCATTTCGTTTGGGTTCTTCGTATTGACTTGGAACATAACTCGCGTTTCTATCAGACGGAGCAGCAACACCTGCATACGATTGTGTGGTAGTAGTACGAGACGTGGAATGAACTTCTTCAACGGGTCGAAGCATCTGTCCTTTCTCCTGACCATTTGTCGTAAGCCATCGATCTTGGGTTTGAATAAAAAATTTATCTGGA